CGTGCAATACCTGATCTGATTTGAGAAGCATCAGATCGGCTAAGAACAACACCTGAATTGTCAACAGGACCTAAGTTCCTAATGAAATCGCAAGCGTATGTGTACGGATAGCGTGAGTCAGTCATTGTTTTGCTCCAGCTCCTTCAGCCGCTCAAGGGCGGCGCGGATGGTGTTAGCACGTTCTTGCGCTTCGGAAGATATTTTGAAAGATGTGTCGATTTGATCCTGCAGTGCTTTCAGCGCCTCCTCCGCTAATCTCGGTAACTTGGGGCGCATGGCGGCGAGTAGCGAGTCGCCACACTCGGCGTAACTCTGAACCCACTCGCAGTCCGCGTTTCGCTGCTCGTCAGCCCCCCAGCGGGCGGCTTGGGTGGCGATGTGTAGCGAAACCTCTCCTGGTGCCATCCCTGGCATTGTCTCTGGCCCGAAAAACTCTTCGAGCCATTGGCGAATCAACTCCGGCGGTGGGGTGATGGGATGGCTCATACCTCCACCTCCACCCACCGCAGCACCGGTGCAGCGCATTCAGGGTCAGCGACGGTCTCCTGCAGGGTTTCTAGGGCGGCCTGGGCAGCGCGGCAGGGGCTTTCGTTCCAGGTGCGATAGGCCACCCATTCCCCGCCTTGCGGGTTGGTGGCGATGGCAATGCGGATCTTCATGGTGTGCAGCTCAATACGAGATCCATACGCGAGCAATGCCGTCAAGCGGCACGCCAAGGCGATAGGCCGCACCAGCGGATAGGTCAATGGACGAGCAGTCGCAGCGGTCTGTGATCGGTACAGTGAGCGACCTGCCGCGATGGCTCACGCGAACCCTGGTGCCGCATGGCAGCCAAGGATGCGCCGCAGAGATGCCCCAGTGGTGGTAGGTGCCACCGCAGTACGCAACACGGCCGTGGTACCAGCCGTCATAAACGGTGGCGGTAACAGGCCTGGCACTGGCAGGTGCAGCAAGCAGGAGCAAGGCAAGAAGTAGGCGTTTCATCGGCAGGCGTTTTGATGGGTTGGAATGCAGCGGTCTGTGCTGTGGACCACGAGGCCAGCGACAAGCAGCACTGGCAGCAGGAAACCGATGATCCTCATGACTTGAAGCCTCGGGCCTTAGCCTTGAGGGGCTTCTGGATTGCGGAAGCGGGTGTAGGGCTGATCACAAGGGTGGGCACTGCCCACTCTTGTTTTCCTGCGATGCAGTCATTGACCCAGTGGACGAAGGTGCCGGTGATGAGCCCGGCAACGTAGACGGCGACGACCACAGCAGCGATGGCGCGCACGGCCTTCTCGATGTGTGGTGCCCAGTCAGAAGTGAGTAGTTCCATGGTTGGGGTGTGGTGTGGCGCTGAGCGGTCCTGCTCAGCTGTGCTCAATGGTGCCAGGTATCTCCGGCACGTCAGGTGGCGCTGTTGTTTTTCGTAACACTGGCCTCCCGCCAGTGCCACCTGCCCTGCGCCAGGTGATTGAGTCAGGGCTGACGATCTGCTCCACGGTGAACCAGGTGTGATCGCAGACGGCACACTGGCGTTTGCGGGCGATGTAATCGCGTTCGCGAGTATTGGTTTCTACAACCTTGATCCATCGGTTCTGGCAGCTTGGGCATTCCATAGGCAGACTGAGATGACTTGCGATAACGCAATGAAAATGGGCGATTGGTTGATGGTTGACATTCCACCAGAACGGTTATTCAAGATTGAGGAAGAATGCCGGGCATTAGAGAAGGACCCCAATGCCGGCAAGGCTGCAGCAATCCTGCTGCGGCAAACGTACCGACAGCAGGAAATGATTCAAGCTGCGGTTAATGAGATCGCACGACTTGAACTGTTGCTGATGGACCTCTAGAAGTCATCCATGGGCGATGAGGTTTCGCCAGCTGCACGCGGCAGGAACTCAAATCGGCTAGCGGACAGCAGGTGCTTTGATCGCTTCTTGCCAGTTTCCTTGTCGATCCAGTCCTGGCGGCGAATGTTGCCGCTAAGCAGAAGGCAGTCGCCCTTCTTCAGCTTGCCGTAGATCACCTCAGCAGCTTTGTTCCAAACCTCTACATCAATCACGTTATTGATGTAGTCGCCGTTTTTGTCCTTGCCTTCTTGGATGCCGGCTGCAAAGTTGCAGACCATGGCGCCACTGTCAAAGGTTTTCATCTGTAGGTCACTGATAATGCGAACTACGCCGGTTGCATAAAGAGACATGGATCAGTCTTCAAAGGGGTCGGAATCAGCCTTGATCAGGTCGGCTTCTTTGTTGAGCAGCAGGATCTGCAGCTCTTCGTGCTCGGCAGTGGTTAGGTCGCCAGAATCCACGCGAGCCTGCAGGCGCGATTGCACGCGAGCTAGGTCATCCATGGTCTTGATCTTGGCGACCGCACCTTGACCAGCGACAAACGCCTTGCTTGGGCCCGCAGGCTCAGCGGTAACCGTCACCGGCTCCACCTCAGCCTGCTGCATCTCATCTGTGCTGTAGACACCACTGAGATCAGCAGGGAAAGCCTTGCGCAGTGCCAGGCTTTCGGAGCACTTGGCGATCATGGCTGCCGGCATCTTGGACCAGAGGCCTTGGCCGGCGTTGTAGTCCGCAAATCGAGCCACGCCGACGAACGGATGGCTGCTGCCTTTGCGGTGGATGATGGTCTTGGCTGCTGCAGGTGGCTTGCTGCCGAGCCATACGTCCTGCCACTGGCCATCCTCCCCGCACCAGTACGTCTCCGAACCATCGAGCTGGCCTGTGCGTTCGGCGATGCTGCGGAGGCCGTCAATGCCGGCCTGGATGGTCATTTTGTTGCCACGTTTGATGGCGTAGATCTGCCTACTGAACGGATCCAGCCCGGTGCGTTGGCACGCGTAGGCAAATAGCCGCAGCTCGTCATTGCTGCAGCCTGGTGCAATGGTGCTGCTGATCAGTTGGGTTTGCTCTGGCGTCCAGAGCGCAAGTGCTGAGGTCATCAGAATTGGTCAGGAGTGATCAAGTCGGTTGGCACTGCCCACTTAGGCAGGCTGAGGGTTTGGCAGTCGTCGCTATAGCCAGGCCAGTGGTCAGCCTGGCGGCATTGGCGGATCACGTGCATGGCCTCTTGCCGCAGCTGCTCGCCAGTGGCAAGTGCTGCTGCATCTAGCTCATAGACAGCCACCGCATAGGGCGGCGCCTTCTCGACAGCAAGGAAGACAAACCGTGCAGCGCCAGTGCCGGCGAGGTAATGAGCAGCCTGGAGGTGGTAGCCGAAGCCGACCACAGCACGGGCAAAGGCTGCAGGACTGGCATCGGTGGTCGTCTTGAGATCAACGATCACATCACCAGCCAGCAGGTCTGGTCGGCACTTGCAACGCAGGTCACCATCAGACCACCAGAACGACAGTTCGGCTAGGCCATCTGGCTGCCGCAGCAGTTTGCCCGCTGCAGGATGCCGCCAGCAGGCTTCAGCCATGGCCATGGCCATATCCCAGTCGGCGGCCTTGATCAGCTCCTTGCCGCTGGCCTCCAGCTCAGCCCATGCGGCCTTGCCGTCCTTGGTGCGACGGTCGATGCCATCAGGCACACGCAGGTACCGATGCGGCAGCTCATGCGGCTCCAGCACGGTGCAATGGACCATGCTGCCCAAGCGCATGGCAGGCGTCGGCTCTGGCGTGATGCGATCTGGATCGACGTATCGCGCCCAGTAATGCAATGGGCTGATGTTGATGGCCTTGAGATGAGATGCGCTGACCGCTGGATCAGCGTGATAATCAGCGTTTGAGATAGAAGGTTGTGGTTGGGCCGTAGTCATCAATCAACTCAGGGAAAGCAATTAGAAGACGCTGTCGATTGTTCGGATCAGCGTGCAGGCCAGCCTCAGCGAGCCGTGCAATAAAGCCACCGCCAAACCGACAAGCGGTCATCAGGGTGGCGTTGATTTCGTCGGGTGTCATAGGGGAGTGGGTTGGACGAGCTCTGGCCAGTGCGTAGCTAGCTCGGTGGCAATCGCCCCAATGGCAGCCTCTCGGCTCGGGCAACTGGTGATCCTCACGCCAGGGTAAAGCTGATCCGGCCGTGGTCGGATCGCGCCTTCCCAGTGCTTGGTGCCAGCCTTTGGAGCGATCACCGCAATGCACTTCCCCCATGGAGAAAACACCTGCCAGGTGTCAGGCTCGGTGGGGTGGAGCTGCCAGGAGGTCATCGTCTCAGTAGGAAGTGATCACGGCCTGGAAGCCGTTGGCAGTGGCTTGGGCTGCGTACTCGTTGGCCTCAGCCTCGGAGTAGAAGCAGGGCCCTTGGCCTTCGTCGTCGATGCCGACAATCTGGACGATGAAGGTGAGGTTGCTGGCGGTCATGGCTCTCGGTTTGGGTGTAGTGGGTTGGGGGCCTTGCACCCCCTCGGCTTCGTCTGGGTAACGCGGTCGTCTAGCTGTTCCCGCGGTCTGCCGGATTTAGCGAGGTGGCATGACGTCTCCCTCGTCCCTTCAGTGTGCCCCATGGAGCAGGCACCGCGCCAGGCAAGTTCACAACTCTTCACACTCTCGGGCGCGTCGCGCCGCCATGCGCTGGCGGTTCCACTCGCGGCCGGCAGGCGACAGCCGCCAGCAGCGCGAGCAGAGCGGCGCGGTCCTGGCGCTGCGCACCTGACGGCCGCAGGTGGAGCAGTCGGGCAGGGCAGGCAGCAGGCCGGCGCGGCGCAGGCGCAGGCGGCGCATGGCGGCAGCGCCGCGGGTGAGATCGGGCATGGGTGTGAGTGGCGTCTGTGCGCCCCTGCAGGGCGCGTCTGGGGTGTGATGCGTGGTGCACAGCGGACGATGGGGCGCGGGCGCCTCAGGGCGCCTCCAGGGCGTCGATGGCGCTGGCAGAAAAAAAGGGGACCCCTGAGGCCCCCGTGAGCGCCGCCTTAGCGGAGCGTGGCGATGACGTCGCGCATCTCTGCGGCAACGGTGCGATGCCGATCAATCAATCGGTCGTGCGCCTCGATGCAGGCATCGAGCTGGGCCAGGATCTGGCCGCTCTTGGCGAGCAAGGACTCGCCTTGCGCGATCAGGGCGTCGGTGCTGGTGACGATGTTCATGTCGTGTGGCGCGGGGTGAAGGTCAGAGGGGGGGGGGGCACCTACGCCTCGATGGCGTCAGCAAGCCGCTCCATTGCGGTGACCAGCTCGGCGCCGGTGGCCAGCAGGTCCTGAAGGGCGGCAGCTGCCGCGCGATCGGTGGCTGCGGAGCGCGCCTCCAGGTCGGCGAGCCGGGCCGCGAATGTCGATTGCTGGTCGGCGGTGCTGAGGCGGGCGGTGATTCCCACGGTTTTTCGGTGCAGGGCTCCCCCATCGTGCGTGATACGTGGTGCACATGGCACCATCGCGTCAGCGGTACGCCCGTACCAACATCGGCCAAACCGACTGCGCTGCAACGGGTTTGGCCTGCAGTGTGCCAATTAAAAAGTGGCACTATAAGAAAAAATTGGCACACTCTCTGCACACGGGTTGGCCCTCAACTGGCACAAGGCGGGCTGTTTTTGTATCGCTATTACACCAAACACCAGCCGAAGCGCTGGCCGTGCGGATGACAGCCGAGATCAACTGCAGCGCAATGAGTTTCAGCTAATGAGAAATGGTCTCAATAAGGCAATCTGCCGAGATCGGCTGCAGCGCAAGGGTTTTCGGATTGCGGCCCAAATACGCTGCAGCGCAAGGGATCTGGCCAAATCAGTACAGCCGTACCCTGTGGAAAACTCTGTTTCCACAGGTGAACACTCGACCGCGTTACATCGCGTCACAATCGGGGGTGAGCAGATGTACTAGCGGCCTAGATCGACTGCGCTGCAACGGGTTTGGGTGATAAGTAGTGCATTTGCATCACATACTGATCGAGCCACTCCGGCGATTCCACCAGCGGCCTGCACCGCCTCCAGCCATTGCTGCTGCTCGGGCCTAAGGCGACCCGTGGCGCTCTTGACCTCGATGCTGGTGAAGACCGCCACCTGTTGACCCACCATTTCGGGTGTGATCGTGCGCGTGGTCCAGCCGATCAGGTCGGCACTGCCCTTGGCCAGGCCGAACGTCACAGGCCGGCCGTGCTGATCCCGAAGCGTGCCGGTGTTGTTGCGGAACAGGCGCACTGGCCCGTTGCTGCAGGCCAGGCGGATGTGCTGCTGGATTTGTTGCTCAGTTGCCTTTGAGGCTCCGGGCATAAAGGACGTGTTTCGCCCAACCTACCGGGTTCTTGTAGCCACGGCTCTGGCCTAGGTGGATCAAGTCCTGCAGGCTCTGGGCCTTGCCCTGTTCGCGGTAGCGGCTGCGGAATCCGACCTCCTGCAGCTCACCCTCCACCACCTTCAGCTCACGCACCTCAGCGCGGAACTGATGCCCACATTCGCGGCAGGCCTGGGCGGTGCTGGCAGCAGTGGCGAAACACTTAGGGCAGACCTTGACGCTTGGTGCTGCCTCACGGTCGCGCTTCTTCACGCCATCAAGGCTCCAGTCGCGATCCTCCAGGTGATGGCCTAGCCGTAGCGTGTTGCCGACATGGTCAAGCACAACCGCCACCTTGTCGCCGCTGGGCCGCAGGCATCGGCCGATCATCTGCAGATGCAAGGCAACCGACTGCGTGGGCCGCAGCAGGATGCAGCCGCCAACAGATGGCACGTCAACGCCTTCGCCGATCAACGCACAACTGGTCAGCACCTTGAGCCGCCCGGCACCGAGGTCCTCCAGCAATCCGCGACGTGTTGGGCCATCCATGCTGCCGTCAATGCTTGCAGCAGCAATGCCCTGCCGCCGGAACAGGTCCGCCACAGCCTCGGCATGGGCCACTGAGCAACAGAACGCGATCGCCGTCTGGCCGCTCAGGTGCCTGCAGTAGTGGCTGTAGCAGTCGCCATGGATCTCCGTGACGCGCTGCTCGGCTTGCTTGGTGTCGTAGTCACCCATCCGCTTGCGCAGGCCGGCGCCATTGAAGCCAGGTGGTGCCAGCACTTTGGCCTGAGCCAGGAACCCATGGTCTGTCAGCCATGCGGCGCTGGGCCCCAGCACCATTGCCTGGTAGTGCTCACCAAGGCCGCGGCCGTCACCACGCACCGGTGTTGCAGTCACGCCAAGCAGCTTGGCGGCATGGAAATGCTGCACCACCTTGGACCATGTGCCAGCCGTAGTGTGGTGCGCCTCATCGACCACCAGCAGCTGCAGGAAGTCACGCGGCAGCAGATGTAGCCGCCGGGCAATGGTGCCCACACTGGCTACCTGCACCGCATGGCTCAGATCCATGCCACGGCCAGCAGCGATGCGGCCATGCGGTACATCCATGGCCTGCAGGCTGCGGCTGGCCTGATCCAACAGCTCCTGCCTATGCACCAGGATGCAGACCCGGTTGCCTTTGCGGGCAGCGGATTGAGCGATGTGGTTGAAACAAGTTGTCTTCCCAGACCCGGTAGGCATAACAGCAAGAACATTGCGCTTTCCTAGTTGGTATTGAAAGCGAATGTCGTTCACTAGCTGTTGCTGGTATTGCCTTAGCTGGATTGTTTTCTGATCCATTTTCTTACTGGCGTGCTTGCAATGCGCTCCATAGACCAGCCTTTTGTGTAGCGCTGGTAAAAATTGGAATAACTCATGCCAAGCTCTTCAGCCCATTCGCGTGGAAATAGAGATTTGCCATTCCACTCGATGGGTTGAGCTTGTGGCGCAAAATGCTCGCGGGCGTGGTCATTTTGCGTCATGACCTGCAGGTTACTGGGATCGTTGTTGTGCTTGTCGCCATCAATGTGATGCACAATTTCACCGCGTTGAAGCGGTCGGCCAAGTATCTGCTCGGCCACAACGCGATGCTCGTGCCTCCCATGTCGCTTGCGGTAAGTCGTTTCCTTGATGACATCAAACCGTGCAAGCTGTGCTGCACGGTTATTGGCTCGACGCTTTTGCTCTGGCGTGATGTAATGCGGGTCACCGTAGCGGCGCACGCGTTGAGCGTGCATTCCGCACATTCCATGAGAGCTGCGCGGCTTGTCACATCCATCAATAGAGCATTGCTGCGGCAAGTCCTTACAGGCGGAGGATAGGCAAGATTTTAGCATGTGCCGCCACCGGTGGGCAGCACCATCAACACTGACTTGTGCCCTAACTGGTACTGCAGTCGAATGTCAGTCACCAGCTGCTGCTGGTATAGGCGGAGGTTCATAGGAGTTTCAGTTCATGGACGTGATATGCACCACTGCCATTGGTCACCTCGATCAATCCTGCCGTCGCCAGGTGCGCTATTCGACGGCTCACACTTGATTGGCTGATATTCCAGTTTTGCTGCAACTGCTGTACGCACGCCACGCCAGGCGCATAGCGCAGCAATGCTGCAAGGCTCAGATAATCCAATGCCAATTGATCGCCATGGCTAATGCGCAGCTCAAGTAAACGGCGGATGCTGATGGTAGTGGTCATTGCGTAAATGGGGCTGTCTCCAGTGAACTTGGGCGTGACGCTTGGCAACTCTAGCGGAATCCGCTAGCCTGTCAAGCGTCACCGCAGGCGCCATGCCACTCGCTCATCCGTTATCCGTGCAGCTGACCCCAGGGCAGTTGCAATGGCTTGATTCCTGGCGGCCAGCTGGCTTGTCACGATCTGCAACATTGCGTCTTGTGATCCAGGAGGCCATGCGATTCCACCGTGACGGCATCCTGCCGGCCAGCAAGTCGCAGGAGCAGGCATGAAGCCCATCGACTTTGATGAAGCTCGTCGGTTCATTGCCCTGCTCGGCAAGCCGGCCGGTGCCATCCGTCTTCGCGCCTTCCTCCATCGCGACCACCCAGACAAAGGCACCGACAAGGGCCGCAAAGGTGGTGCCTCCAAGAAGCTCATCGAGCAATGGCAAGCCGAAGGTCGTGGCGTCTACGTCGTCATCAACGATGGCGGTGACACCAATGCCGACATCACCGCCTGTCGTGCCTTCTTTGCTGAATGGGACGACCGACCGCGCGAATGGCAGCTCACCGCATGGCAGTCGCTCAAGTTGCCTGAGCCCACGTTTCAGATCAACACCGGCGGCAAATCCATCCACAGCTACTGGGTTCTCACCGATCCGATTACACCGGCTCACTGGGAGCTGGTGCAGGCGCGACTACTCGACTATTGCGATGCCGACCGCAGCATCAAGAACGCCTCGCGCGTCATGCGGTTGCCCGGCAGCTACTACGCCATGGCTGATGGCAGTCTCGGTGATCCGTGCCAGATGGTCACTAGCGCCGGCCATCGCTACACCGTTGCCGACATCGAAGCGGTCCTGCCGTCCGAGGCCTTCTATCAGCACCAGAAGCCAGCACAGCAGCACACCGAACCAGTAGAGCGCAGCATCAGCGACATCCGTGATGCCCTTGCTGTTATCCCGCCACGCACACCAGGTAGCGGCACTTACCACATCTACCGCAACATCTTCTGGGGGCTGATCCAAGCCTGCGGTAGCGCCGACCTCGCCATTGAGCTGATGCAGCAGCACAGCCCGCAATGGCAAGGCCTTGAGCAGATCGCATCCTCAGGTGGTGACCGCATCACCGCTGGCACCTTCTGGTACTGGGCGCGGCATCACGGCTGGAGGCCAGCGACGCCAATGCCTCGGCCGCGTCGGCAGCCATCAGATGGTGAGGTCGTCAACCTGCAGCTCTATGACAAGGCCGGCACCGAATGGCTTGATCTTGCTGTCACCCATGTCTTTAAGCATCCCCGTGACCGCTGGATTTGTGTTGACGGCGTACTCCATTGCTGGAATGGCACGCATTACCAAGCAAGGCCCGACGAGGAGATAGCGCCTGAGCTGGCGGCTTTTCTCTCGTTGCTGCATGTCAGAACCGAAAAGCAGTCGGAACCGGTCTACCCATGGCGCCGTCCCAAATATGTAGATGAAGCCCTGGCATGGATGCGGCGGCTCCTCAAGCCGGTTGATGTCAACCCATCGAATGCCATTAACTGCCGCAATGGCGTGGTGTCTTGGTCATGGTCAGGCCGCAAGCTTGACCTGTCCTTCACACCGCATGACCCGGATGTGGCTTTTACCTACGTCACCGACTACGACTACGACCCTCAAGCCAACGCACAGCACCTATGGCGATTGCTGGAAGCCGTAGAGCCTGGCGACCGTGACACTATCCAGCGCATCCTTGGCAGCGGCCTTGACCTTGCCAAATATCGCGCCACCAGAGGCCGTCCTCGCGCAGTGCTGATGATCGGTGAAGGCAGCAACGGCAAGGACACCATCCGCACGGCGTTGCGAGACACGCTCGGTAGTCGCAATTTCACCTCTTGCACTCTGGCTGATTTTCGGCAGTACGACCAAGGCCGCAAGTTTCCAATCGCGCCGCTTCGTGGTGCATCGGTTAATTGGTCCAGTGAAAACTCGCAATTCGTCAGTATTGACAACCTGCAATCACTTAAGGCCGCAATCAGCGGCGAGGAATTGTCTTACGAGTTGAAGGGTTTGCAGGAGTCTCAGTTTGTGCCGTCCGTGCTGTTTGTGTTTAATTTGAACAAAGATCCATCACTGACTGGTGAGCAGGCTGCCATTGAGACGCGGTTCCACGTGTTTAAGTTCCGCAAAACTTTCATGGCAACACCAACAGAACCGACGCATCTACAGGCAGATCCAAGGTTAAAGGATGACCCATCTTTCATCCAAGAGCAAATCTGCCCAGCGTTCTTAAATTGGCTTCTTGAAGGCATGGCACTCAGTGTTTCGGATGGTATCGACTACGCCACAGGCAACCAGGCCATGCAAGATGTAAGGCGTGGATCTTGCCATCTTTGGGATTTCTGCGATGCCGTCGGATTGACCTGGGATGAAAATGCACAAGTGTCTTGCAAACGCGTTTGGGACGCTCTACAGAACTGGTATCGCGAGGAAGGTTATATCGACGCTGGTGGGCGCTGGCTGATGGATCCGCCGGCTGATCGGACGGTCAAGGCACCGCGGCTACTGATGCCGGCATTGCGGCGGATCTTCCCGAAACTTGCGTCCGACAGAGGCGGCGGAAAGAGTCGCGATCGTCTATTGGTGGGTCTCAGGCTGGATTCATGGGCATGACGTCGGACGCAAGTTGCGTCCGTGTCGGACGCAAGTCGGACGCAAATTTCGGACGCAAAAACCTTGCCCCTATCTACCTTCTTGCCTTGTCGGACGCAAATAGGGGTAAATCAAATCAGATTTTTAGAAAGGGGGGGAATGTTACGGGGTGAACATTTTTTACGTATAGGGGGGGTAAGGGGAAACCCCGTTTTTGCGTCCGCCCAGTGTTTGCAAGGGTTTTGGCGTCCGACTTGCGCCCGATTGCGTCCGAACCCAGTCATGCCAATGGGTTTGGCGTCCGGCGTCACAAGTCGCAACATTTCATGGCAGCAGCGCCATGGATCAGGCACCATGACCCCATGGCTCAGCCCTCTCCTGCCATCGCCTTCTACGTGGACTGCCTTGGCTCACGCCAGCAGCCCAGCGAAGAGGACGCGCTCTACTTCCTGGACCACTTCGATCTGTTCCTCAGCCATTGCCGCAAATACCGCGGCTACACCGACGACCAGATCTCTGCCCTTACCCAATCCGCCGATGAAGTTCGTCGCCTCATGCGCTGATCTCAGCGCTGCCCTCAAAGCCGTCGCCAAAGCCGTTGGTTCCGGCAAGCAGCATCAAGTCCTCAGCGGTGTCCTGCTCACCGCTGAAGCCGATGCCGTGCGCCTCACCACCTACGACCTGGAGACCGGCATCAGCATCACCATCCCGGCCGCTGTAGAGGCCCCTGGGGCCGCCTGCCCGCCCCATCGGCTGCTGGCGGACCTCGTAGGCCGTCTGGACGGCTCTGGGCCGCTCACAGTGGCCTTAGACGGGCAATCGCTCAAGCTGGCCACCACGAGCGGCTCCTACAGCCTTCAGTCGCACGAAGCCGAAGACTTCCCCACGCTGCCGGTCATCACAGCTCAGCCCTCAGACCTGATCGACCTCGGGCCGGCCATCGCTGCCGTCACCACAGCCGCCAGCAACGATGCCGCCAAGGCCCTGCTGCAAGGCGTACACCTTCACGCTGCAGGTGGTGTGCTCACCCTGGAGGCCACCGATGGCCATCGCCTCGCCATTCGTCAGCTCAACTGGGACGGCACCCTTGACCTGGTATTGCCAGCACGGCTGCTGCGCCTATGCCATGGACCGCTGTCCATCGCAGCCGATGACACCTACGCCAATCTGCAGCTAGCTGGCGGCGCACAGATCATCTGCCGTCTGCTGCAAGGCACCTACCCTCAGGTGCAAAGCCTCATCCCGCAGGACTTCAAGCACACCTGTCAGTTCGACCGCGATGACCTGATCGTCGCCATTCAGCGTGCCGCCATCGTCAGCGGTAACGGCATCATCAAACTCACCGCCAAGTCCGTCGCCGCAGAATCCGAAGGCTCCGGCGGCAAGGAGACCGTCATCGGCAACGGCACCCTACCTACACTGGCCTGCAACGCCTCCTACCTCCTAGATGCACTGCATGGCCTTGACGGTGACGAGGTGGTAATTTCAGCCAATACGGCAACCACCCCCATCGTCATTCGGCCGCTTGATACAATGGAGCAGACCAACTTGATCATGCCGGTTCAAATACGTGGCTAGAAAAAGCACCAACACGGAGATCGACGAACGGGTAAATGCCGTTTACGATCTCCTTTTGCGTGCATACAGTAGAACACAAATTGTTCGCCATTGTTCGGAGCAATGGAATGTTGGCGAGCGTCAAGCCGAGAATTACATGGCTCGTGCTCGTCAACTTATGGCGCTCGATGCTGAGCTAGAGCGCCCGCAATGGCTTGCTGCTGCTATTGCTCGGCTTCAAGAATATGAACGACGAGCATCTGATAAAAACCAGATCAGTGTTGCTCTGAAAGCCCTAGAAGACCAGGCCAAGCTGCTGCGGTTTGAGATGTCATGAGCCTGCTCGCTGGCATCTGTGAGCCCGGCAGCTTGCTTGGCTTTATGGAGGTCGCCACGCAGCAGGACACCGACGAGCTGCTGCAACGTATCCGCAATGGCCTGCATCCAGGGCAGCTTGCGTTTGTGGATGACACCACCACGCAGATCCTTGGCATCAGTGCTGGCTACGGTGCTGGCAAGACCAGGGCTCTATGCGCCAAGGCGGTGATGTTGGCCGCGGCCAATCAAGGCTTCATCGGTGCCGTGATGGAGCCAACTGGTCCATTAATTCGTGATATCTGGCAGAACGACTTTGAGCAGTTCTTGGAGTATTACGAGATTCCCTACACCTTCCGCGCAAGTCCATTGCCGGAGTACATGCTGCACCTGCCAGGAGGTGACACCAAGATCCTTTGCCGCAGCTTTGAGAACTGGTCTCGCATCATTGGCCTCAACCTTGCCTGGGTATTGGCCGACGAGATCGACACGGTGACGCCCAGCATTGCCAACAAGGCGTTTCCGAAGATCCTCGGCCGCTTGCGTGCGGGCAATGTGCGGCAGTTTGGTGCAGCCAGTACGCCGGAAGGTTTCCGGTGGATGTGGAATACCTTTGGCAGCGACGAGGCCAAGACAAGGTCAGACCGGCATCTGATCAAGATGCGGTCCGCTGATAATCCACACTTGCCGCCAGACTTCATCGAACGGCTTCAGGCAAACTATGACCCGAGCCTGCTGCGCGCCTACCTGGACGGTGAGTTCGTCAATCTCACGACGGGACAGGTCTACGACAGGTTTGACCGCAACAAGCATCTGGTCAATGAGCTGCCAGACACTGACCACGAGCCGTTGCGCATAGGCGTTGACTTCAATGTCGGCAACATGTCGGCGGTAATCGCCGTCAGGCTTGGCAGCAGCCTGCTGGTGGTTGATGAGATCAGCGGCGCTCACGACACCGATGCACTGGCGCAGGAGGTCGTCAGGCGCTACCCCAATAGGCGCATATACGCCTACCCAGATGCCAGCGGTGGCAACCGCAGCACAAACGCAAGCCAGACCGACGTACAGATCCTTGAGTCCTACGGCATGTCCAACCAGTCACCACGCGCCAATCCTCCAGTTCGCGATCGTGTCGCGGCTGTGCAGGCACTATTGGAAAACGGCAAAGGCCAGGTCAGGCTGCAAGTATCAGCAACATGCAAGCGACTGATTGAATGCTTGGAACTGCAGTCCTACACTGATAAAGGCGAACCCGACAAGGATGCGGGATTTGATCACATGAACGATGCCCTTGGCTATCTAGTATGGCGTGAGTTCAACCCATTGCACGCTGGTGCTGGGCGTGGAACTGGCATCCGAATCTATTGAGCTAGCATCATGACAGTAGATGGTTGATCGTGGCCCGTACTTATGCGCGAGATCGACGTGGGCGCTTTAGCAGCACTGGCGCTACGGCCCGCGGCGGAAGGCTGACTACAGCAAGTGGCAGGCGATACACCACTCAAACCAAGCGCATTGGCGGCACTGCACCAGTGGGCACGCTTGGTAAGCGCAAGCGAACAACAGCCAAGACAGCCCCGGCAAGCAATATCAGGGCAACTGGTGGATTGAAGCGCATAGAGCCAGGGAATAGCATCAAATCAACAAGACGCGCAAGGCGCGGGCCATTAGTCGTAAAGGCAAATGCAGTTAGAACATTTAATCCAAAAACGCCAAGGCTGCGCATTGGCCAACTAGAGAGGCAAGCAGATCGCAGGATCAGTGATATAGATAAGTCAATGAAGGACATGAAGCAGTCTGTTTCAAGAATTAAGCAGATCAGCAGTAGGTTTGACCGAATGAATGCCAAGGCGATGCAAGATCGCTTAAGCAAGAGCAGTGCCGATCGCTTTATGGCAGGCATCGAAATCGGAATCCTCGGCACACGGAAGGGGCAAAGGGTAATCCGCCGACGGATGGAAAGAGCTGCAGCTGCAGCCGCTCGTGGCAGCAAGCCAGCAGCTAGGGCTCAACAGATCTATGCCAATCAAATGGCATTCATGGGTTCTGGCAAGGCAAAGGCTGCAAAGAGCAATATCAGGCCAGGTCCTCGCAATACACAAGGACCACCAAAGCGCAAAAGAAGGCGCAAGGCAAAGTAGACTGATTCCGTTGTCATGGATCCATGGAACAATTAAGCACCGCGATCGACGCCATGATTGAAGGTGGCATGAATGCCGCTGAAGTTATTGGCTACCTTGAACTCCTGAAGCACGACTTAGTTTTGCAGGTTCTTGAAAGCGAGGATAACGAAGAATGAGCAATCCTGCCATTACTGCCGTTGGGCGGCTACTCAAGCCAAAGGGAAATGAGCCTCGCATTCATCGCATTATTAAGGTAAAAGCAGATGGCACCACCAAAACCGTAGTTAGTCGCCCCATCTAGCCATGTATTCCGGTTCCCGCCAATACGATCGGCCCATTGCACGCCGTACCGTTGCAAGGATCAATGATCCAAGCACAGCATGGTTTGCGCAAGAGCCTCATTGGATCTTGATCGAAGATTTGATGAGCGGCACCTACGGCATGAGGCGCAAACATCGCCGCTATCTACCGCAGGAACCACGGGAGCAGGACGAGTCCTACGACAACCGCCTAGCGCGTAGCGTCTGCCCACCGTTCTACCAGCGGCTTGAGCGGATGCTGGCTGGAATGTTGACCCGCAAGCCGGTCAAGCTCAATGATGTCAATGATGCCATCCGTGAACAGCTGTTTGACGTAGATCTCCAAGGCAATGACCTCAACGTCTGGACATACGAGACAGCCCGCAAGCTCATCAGATACGGCCATGTTGGCGTGCTTGTTGATGCACCAGCCGCTGGCCAGCAAGGTCGTCCGTACTGGGTTGCATATACGCCACGCGAAATCCTTGGCTGGCGCACTGAATTGATCGAAGGCCAGCAGCAGCTGGTTCAGTTACGCCTTCAGGAGACAGTAACCGTCCCTGATGGTGAATATGGCGACAAGCTGGTCGAGCAGATCCGGCTCCTAACGCCTGGCGCATATGAGCTGCACCGCAAAACCGATAAGGGTGATTTTGAGCTATTTGAGCAAGGCTCTACAAGTCTTGATCGGATTCCTTTTGCCGTGGCCTATGCCAATCGTGTGGCGCTGATGGAATCCAGGCCCCCGCTGGAGGACATCGCAGAGCTGAACCTAAAGGCATATCAAGCGCAGTCGGACCTTGATAACCAGCTTCATATCAGCGCCGTACCGATGCTGGCCTTCTTTGGGTTTCCAAGCAGTGCCGAAGAAGTATCAGCTGGACCTGGTGAAGCCATTGCATTCCCTGCTGAAGGTCGTGCTGAGTACATCGCGCCACAAACCGGGGCATTTGATGCGCAGTTCCGCCGACTGGACCAACTGGCAGCACAGATCAATGAACTAGGCCTATCGGCAGTGCTGGGCCAGAAGCTCAGTGCTGAAACCGCTGAAGCCAAACGCATCGACCGCAGCCAAGGCGACAGCACCATGATGGTGATCGCGCAGCAGGTGCAAGACATGATCGACAACTGCCTGTCTTTCCATGCGCAATATCTCAATATCACGCAAGTCGGCAGTAGTTATGTCAACCGCGATTTCCTAGGCAGCAGGCTTGATCCGCAGGAGATCACTGCATTGCTGCAGCTCTATACGGCTGGCACCATTACACAGGAAACCCTGCTGACGAACCTAGCGCAGGGCGAGGTACTTGGCGATGACTTTGATGTTGAAGAAGAGCTAGAGGCAACGCAGCAGGGCGGCCTAATCACAATGGAGCAACCGCAAAATGTAGCTGAGACGACATCCATCCCAACCGAATCACCTGATATGGAGGACATGGATGTCACGACATGAGCGACACGCCAGCAGCATTCTTCCGCAATGCGATTGATCTGAACCGATACAGTAACAGCGTCGCCAGGCGCATCATTAATGCCTATAACGACATCATCATTGATGCTGCAAATCAACTGCGCACAATTGATGACCTCACCGCACCGGTCAAGGCAGCACGCCTACGGGCAATACTGGCGCAGCTGAAGGCCAGCCTTGATGGCTGGACTGGTGACGCAACGGAGATTACAGCATCTGAGCTGCAAGGTATTGCGCAGCTGCAGTCTGAGTTCGTGATAGATCAACTACGGCGTGCATTGCCGCCTGGTGAGCGCAACATCGTCCGCACGGTAGAAATCAGCCCGCAATTTGCGCAGTCAGTGGTCACCACGGATCCGACGCAGATCAATGTGGTTGCGCTATCGGACGACCTGTTCAAATCGGTTTACGGCACTGAAGCATTAGCCCGCCAAGCTGGCACTGGTGTGTTCAACCTCACCGCAGCGCAAGGCGCCACGATCACGCTTCCCAATGGAGAAGTCGTGACGAAAGCATTCCGTGGATTGGCGGTAGATCAAGCAGAACGATTCAGCCAGGTCGTACGCAATGGCCTGTTAACGGGCGAGCCAACGCCTGATATTGTGCGCCGCCTGATCGGCAACCTTGAATTTGGCGAAGAGGCCAAGAGCGTCCGGCAGTTAGTGCAGTCAGGTGGCGAACTAACGAAAGTGGCCAACAATCAGATCAATGCAATTGTTCGCACCAGTATCAATCAGGTATCTAATGCCGCAAGCCAGCAGGTTTATGAAGTAAACCAAGACATCACGAACAAGTATCGCTATGTTGCAACGCTTGACAGCCGCACCAGTGCAATCTGCCGGGCGCTGGATGGCCGCCAGTTTGAGTACGGCAAAGGTCCGACCCCGCCACAGCACTTCAACTGCAGGTCTACGACGGTTCCCGTGATTGACTACGAGGCACTGGGCTTTCCTCCACCGCCAGGCGGCAGGCGCGCTTCAGCAGACGGCCAAGTGCCTGCTGATATGACCTACGGCGAGTGGCTGGCAAAGCAATCAAAGGCACAGCAGGAGGAGATCCTGGGCAAAGGTAGGGCTCCATACTTTGAAATGCTGAGCCGTAAGTACGGGCCTAAGGATGCCATTGCTAAATTTGTGCGCGATGATGGGTCAGAGCTAACCTTGCAGCAACTGCAAAAACGCTATGGATCTGCGCTATAGCTATGTCGATGGTCGGAAGGCTTCAGATTTTGTAGATCACAACGGCACTGAAGCCAGGCTTGTCCAATACCCTGATGGATCCACCGCATGGCTTGATCGGTCTGGCGTACCATTGATTGAGACGCCTGTTGATGATGCCCAAAAAGAAGACGGACAAGGTGGCGAAGGTAATGAGGGAATACAAGCAGGGAACCCTACATACCGGCAAGCCGGGGCCAGGAAAAGGCCCAAAAGTCAAAAGCCGGAAGCAGGCGATAGCGATCGCGTTGAGTGAAGCCGGCAAATCACGCAAGGGGAAAAAGTAATGGCTAAGCCAGGGCTTTATGCCAACATCCACGCAAAGCGCAAGCGCATTGCAGCAGGCAGTAATGAACGCATGGCGCGCAAAGGCGAAGCAGGCCGACCTACGGCTGCTGCATTCAAAGCAGCTGCTAAGACTGCAAAGAAGCCAAAACGCAAATGAGCATCACATATCGGGGAGAACAATTCGATGGCTACAACAAGCCAAAGCGCACCCCAAACCATCCGAAGAAGTCCCATGCGGTACTTGCCAAGGAAGGTGATCAGGTCAAGCTGATTAGGTTCGGTCAGCAGGGCGTATCAGGCTCACCAGCACAAAAAGGAGAATCAGCAGCAGACAAGGCCAGAAGGGCATCATTCAAAGCGCGACACGCCAAGAATATCGCTAAGGGCAAAATGTCAGCCGCATATTGGGCAGATCGCGAAAAGTGGTAACCTTTGCTTGCAACTAACCCTGCGGGTTGTCAATGTCCGAAGAAAACCAAACCCAGGAGCCTGCGGCAACTGGGTCGATTAATGCCGATGCACTGCAGCGCA